GCAAGAACGTCAGCGTCATCCACAGCAGCACCACCAGCGACAGTTGTACCAGCAGAACCATAAAGGCTCATAAGATCAGTGTCGATTTGGCGAGCAAGTCCTTCTGCCATACGAGTTTGGAAAGCAGATTTGATGTCGTAGTTTGATTGAACTGAGGCGATGTCTTCAATTAACACACCGACGTAGTAATGTTTGTCGATGTTGATGCTAACTGGTGCACCTTCTGGTGAGTCGTAAGTGATCGCAGTTGACGCCGCTTTAGCACGAGCGTTCACACCTGCAACGAATGGGACGTGGATCAAGTCACCACCACCTGTAACGAGACCTGAACGATCTTGAACGAGCGGTACAGCTTTTAGGGCTGCGTCAAATGGTTGTTGAATGTCACGAGTCCACTCTTCTTGGATATATTCTGCACCTTGGGCGATTGAACGAGTAACGTTCGTGCCTAATGTTGGGTTTGCCATGTTGGTTTTTCCTTTTGTGTTGTTGTTATGTATCTATAAAACTATGCTGCTGGGAAGAATTGGGCAATTTTGGCCTTGAGTTCTTCATCCGTCATATCGACAGCTGCTTTATTCAGATTCGGAGCTGACCGTGGCGATGCGCCATCTGGTCGAAGACCCGTCTGTTTCGCTTGCTTCACGATATTAGTCGTTGCTGTGTTGATACGGTCGTTGTACAGCTCTTCTGCGAGTTCGATTTCGGCTTCAATGAAGTCGGAGTAACGAACCTTCGCATTCTGAACATTGCCTGTATCTGGGTCATAACCAACAAATTGGAGGTATTTGTTGTTGAGTGCACGAGCAACGGCGGGGTTGAAGTTTTCTTCGTCGTTTTTATCAAGGAACTTATATTTGCTTTCTACCCTTGGGGCGTCGACTTCTAATCGAGTTTGGAACAGGATCGAGTCGGCTCGGGCGGCTCCTTCATTGTAACTTCTACGGGATGCTGCATCTCGGTCGTCTTGGAGACGTTTGATTGTCTCTGGGTCGGCATCGAGTTCATCCTCGTAGTTGAGTCCTGATGAAGGTGTTGGCGGTGTTGGACGCTGCCTGGCGTCTGGGTCTCCGTACTTCTCTAATAGCTTGTCGATACGCAATTGTTCACGACGAGACACTGGTTTCGGCTCATCCTCTACAGGAGGTTCGTCAACTGGTGGTTCATCTTCTACGATTGGTTCGTTCGGATCTACTACAGGTTCTGGTGGCTCAGCGGGATCAACGGGCGGTTGGTCAACTACTGGTTCCTCAGGGTTAGGGTTAACATTGGGGTCGGTAGCTGGTTCAGCCATTGTTTCTCTCCTTTTATTTTACAGTCCACGGATTTATTTGGCGGTTCGGACGGCTCCGCTCGTTTTTTATTTACTGCCCACGTTTTATAAGTACGGGCGACACTTGTGCTTATGTTATAGCAAGCTTCTCCAGTATTGGCAAGCCATTTTCATCAGTTCCCTTACAGATAACGTCAGTAGGGATGCGATTAGCTACGAGGCCATGGTTGCCTTCACCATATAAAATACCGCCCTCGGTCCACCATTTTATGGCCTTGAAAGGGACGAGTAAGGTTTCGTTGAATTGACCATGTTCTTCGTGAGATGGTGCCTCAACTCCCCATTTCTTATAGAGCTTTAGTAGGGTTTCATCGACTGATGGATTCATTCTTCACTGCCTCTGCTGCCTGTTCGTAGGCACCAAGAATACTTTTAAACTCAGCGATCACAACGTCAGCCGCTAACCAACGCCAAGCACGCTCTTCATTTGGAAGGTCTTGAATACTAACACCACTGTTACCTGGAAGATATGCCTGGTAATGCTCAATGCGGGCTTCAATAGCAGCTTGTAGCGATTTAAATTCGGCTGTTTTCGAGAACTTCGCCATGCTTTTTTCACGGCTTAAATCTTGTTCTGGTACTTCCGTTTGAGGAATGCTTGTACCATATGCTGCGTCACCAATGATTCCATTAGATGGACCCATGTTATTCTCCTTGTTTACTTGCCGTTATTGTAGCAACTATTTCTTCGGAGCACTAGCAGTTGGTTCTTTTGGCATCTGTGGAGAACTTGTTAGCGGCGCGGCTGCTGAATCGATAGCATTGGCTACCTGAGAGATATGGGCGTCTTGGAAGCTGTGGCCGCCAGTCGATACTGATGGTAACTGTGGGGTTGCCATTTCAATCTGAGGGTCAGATGGCAAACCGAATAGTTGAGCAACGGCAACCTGGAAGGTTGGGTCGTTATCAGCGCTTGCATACAACTTAACCAAATCAGCCATCTCAATTGGTTGACCTGTGGGAAGTTGAATCGGGTTGTTAAGCGGTGGAGGTGGTGGCGGAGCCTGAGGTGGTTCCTGAGGTTTCTGAGCATTTGGATCAAAGGTGATAAATTCACCTGCACCAGCAATATCGGTCAGTGATGCATAAGCTTCCATGATCTTATCCCAATGAATCGTGATAGTCGGATCTTCTTGGAGGATGTTTTGGTATTTACCAAGACGATCGATCATGTCGAGCAGTGCCTGTAGCTGAGCTTGTTGGTTAATCTTAGCTGTTGAATCAGGATTGATACGGAAACGGTACTCGATACCCTTGAGTGAGCCTGGTTTGATGATTAGCTTAGCTGATGCACCATCGGCACCTGGTTTGAAGTTGGCGCTAGTGAATAGCCCCATTACATCAGGCAAACCAGCCTTAACGATGTCTTGGATGTCTTCACGAAGCAACGCTACAGGAATGCTTTCAGTACCGATATTGGCAATCAGTGAGAAGAATCCTTCGGTAAGCTGTTGTACGGCTGATTCGAGGTGACGACGTTCGCTACCATCACGAGTTGCTTCTTTATCAGAGTACAAACCAATCGCCGCAGGGGTTTTACCTTGTGAAGGGTTCAGCGTATCGGAACCTGGAGCGTTGGCGTTCTGGGAACCAAATTGAGCCAATAATGAGCCAGTGAGGGCCGTTTGGGCTGATTGGTAGGTAGCAAGACCAGCGGTACTTGTCTCTAAACGACGGATTGAGTTCGGGATTGTCTCCAACATGACGCCACCTTCACGATAATCGAGGGTGTGTTTGACGACACCGTTGGCATTCGCCACGATTGGCGGGATCAAGTTCATCTTAATGCCCTTGAAGTAGAAGTTAGTCAGACCATCACGAGCAAATTGCAGTGGTTTGGCTCGTTGGAAGTCACCAAGACCGTAGAATGAGTCGAATAGTGGCTGTGAGTACTTCACAACAAACGGAATACGACCATTTTTGTGTGGATTCTTGATGCGACGAATTTCACAATAGCCATGATCAGGTGAGAAGGTTACCCATTCGCCATCAGGACCAGATTCATAGCGGGTTGCTAGTTGAATACCCCGTTTAGCATTGTTGAGTTCTCGATCACGACGAATTTTACTGTCCTGAGCGGTGTCATTTGGTGATGCGGCTTCTGATCGTTGGATCAATTCCCTAAGTGCTTCGACATCCCAGCCATCGGTCTCTGTTTCAGAGGCATTACCGTCGAGTATGTCCTGAATGAAGGTCTTATTCACCCAAGTGAGGGCGGTGACGTACTCCATTTCGGAGATACTTGATCGTCCCTGTTGAGGGATGAGGTTTCGAGGGTTCCACAACCAACAATCAGGACCAACGTAGCCGCTTGAGGACACGTTCCAGTCGTAGAACATTGGCATATACCCGTACACAGACGAGTAGAACTGCCACATGTTAAGTTTTTCGAGGAAAGGATGTTGGGCATTGGCGTTGGGATAGATCCACTTCTGGCGCAAGATGTCCATGAAGGCAGCTTTACCCATATCGGCTTTACCAACGGGTTCAACAACACCCTCAGGCAATTTAGCAATAACTCGGTCAGCTCGTTCCTTAGCAAGAGTTGTAGCGTATGAGTCAGTAATCTTACTGCCATCAACGGTACCGCTAACAGAGTCATAAACCTGACCAATAAGCATTGCTTCGTAACTATCGAAGTTCTGGTTAATGTAATTGCGGTGCACATCCCAGTCAGATTCGTAATCTTTCTTATACTGGTACTCGAACGCACTCTTAGCGTCCTTTGATTTATGGGCTGCGATCGGAACGTAATCTGCCATTTTATTCCTCTGTTTTTGTTTTTTGAAGGCTTATGATTGGATTATACACTAAAGCAACCCGAAACTATTCAGGTTTTTATTCATGCTATTTGTCGGTAGTTTGTTATCTTTCTTGAAACCAAACTTGAAGAATAGATCCAAGTAACGAAGGGCGTCCATCGTGTCATCGTGGCGCTTTTCGGGGTTCTCTTGAGGTGGACGGTCTTGTTTTATCTCTTTGTAGCGGTAATGTTGGAAGTCGTAGATGGTCGCCTTACAGTTGTCGACGACGTAGTAGTTTGGTTTTGGATTGCCGATTACCTGGATCTTTGGACGGAGTCGTTTGCTAAAGAGTTGAATACCCGATAAGACCGAGTTTTGGGACTTTGGAGCAGGAATAACGGGCAATCCCTTACTCGCCATGTAATCGATCAGATCAGGACGGGCGGAGTCGCAGACGATACCCGCAATCGTTCGACCTGCCATCTTTGTGCGGATTTCGCCGATGAGGTCGTCGATTTGGATACCCGTACCGTGGATTTCATCCCACTGGTACCAGATGTCGTCTCTCGTAATACGGACAAAGCAGGCGGCCATCGGGTGTCCTTCTGCAAACCCGAAGTCGAGAGCGATGTAGTCGGTGCCTTCTTGAGGGACATCTTCGGGTTTAATGACGTGCACCTTACGGGCGAACATTGGGTAGACTGACCCCTGCTGAGTGAAGGGAATAAGTTCAGTTTCCTGTAGAAAGGCTCCCATTTTGCCTTCTCGTTCAGCCTGTTGGCGATCGGCCTCAATGACTTCGGGAGCAATCTTCGGGTTTTCTCGCCAGGTTGCTTTACTGTAGAACCAGTCACCATATTCTCGGGGGCGGGTTTCTTTTAGTGATTCGAGGTAGGATATTTCGGCGTTTTCAAGTAATTCATTCCACTCATCGTCAGGTTTAGCGGTACCCATGAAGACAGCCCAACCCTTAGTAGTGTAGAGGAACTGGCGATACACGAAATCCCAGCCATAGTGATCTTGGTCCTGGTATTCGTCGAAGATCATGCCAAATGATTCACCACCACGATGAGAGTCAGCCTTGTCACCACCGAGGAATTGGATGCTAGCTGCTGGTTTGCTGTAGTCAGCTTTCACCACAATGCAATCACAGTCGTCAAAATGCTCCAGATTACCCTCTATCGTCTTGCAGGAGCCTTTCGAGTAGGGCATCTTGATCTTGCCATCGAAATAATTGAAGTAAACTGTCAGCGTTGATTTGTTGGTGTCACGGATCAACCCCTCTGGTATCAGGTGGATGTACTGGTTCCAGGCCACACGTTCAGCCTGTTGATACTCTTTGAAGATAATATGGTGTGGACCTTGGTGAATCATGCAAGACGTCACAAGTTGTTGCATAGACCACAACGTTTTACCAGTACGACGAGACCAGTAGAGGACGGCTCGCTTGTAGTCGTCCACTAGTAATGCTCGATGAGCCTTTACCTGTACGGGAAAGGGTTGATAGGCCACCTAAGCAGCTCCTACAACTTTTCAAATATCTTTTGAGGGGTTTCGTCGTTGACTTCGAAGTATTCAACCAATTTGCCGTTAATCACCATTTGTTTGGCGTTACTTTGGGCTTGTGGTTTCTTTGGATAGAAACATTCGAGCAACCAATCACGGATTTGCAAGTAGCGCATCTCGTTTAGGAAGGTCTTCTCGTCCATTGAATCAACGTCAATACCGTTCTCACGAGCAACCCAAAGGGCTGAATCGGGGTCTTCGTGCAGGATAATACGGTATTCGTTGTAACGACCGTTAGTTTTCTCACCTGTTTCGTCGTTATACATGACTCGAATGAGATCAACGATAAACTTTGGTTCAATCATTCGAACATTGTCAATCGTGGTATATGGTGATTGATTAACCGCCCACTTTAGTTCGTAGTTCTCTTTGAATCCGAATCGAGCGAGTCCTGGTTCGTTGGCAAGTCGCTCAGTTGGATCAGGATAGTCTTCCTTGTTTAGGGAATACTTCTCGACAGTTCCTGTTAATTTGCCGTTCTGCAAGTTCGCACCGCCGTTGTTGTTTTGCGCTGTAAGGTTTGCAATGGCTTCTAAGGCACGGAGTAACAGCTGTTCGGTGGTATTGTTCGGATCGGTAATAGAGCCAGCGATAGTGGTTGCAGGAGCATCTGCAAGTGTACTCGCTTCGGCATCGACATTTCGCTGATGGATCGCTGTTTCGATATCAAGTTGCTCTTTGTTTACATCTTCAACAGCCCACACTACTGTTGGTGGAGTTGAGTTGATTTTATCCCCAACTTCGGGAACGCCTGCTTGTTTCTTCACTGCTTCTGCACGTTCTAATCGTTTCGCTTTCATGCGTGCACCAAATTCAGCACGGCGTTCGGGAGTCCAGTCTTGAGCCATTTTGTTTTCCTTGTTTAGTTGTTTTCGCACCAAGGTTTGTTTTGAGGGTGTTGTTTTGAGGTGATTATACCACAGCATTTCAAAAAGGTATTGTAATCTTTGTTTCCGTCAGTTATTCTAGAGGTACTGTGCATTTGCCTGACATAGTGAAACCGCCCCCTTGCGGAGACGGTTTCTTGCACTTGCCTATGAACATCATAGCAGATACAAGGCTTTGGGGCAATATCTAATATTGGGGGCAGTTCCCGAGAAGTATACCCACTATCGACTTTCGACACGCAGTTCACTGTCTGAACGGAATAGGTATGCGAGATATTGTGAGAACCCTTTGATTACACCGTGGGATTGGCTCCTGTAATCACTGAAACAACGTAGGGATGGTTCTCTTGTATACCTGGCTGAGGACATGGCTCCGAGGTACTGTATAACTCTTTAAATCCTATTATCACCATTTGGTAGTGCTTATGGATAATGATAGTAGGGGGAGTTGTGCCCTAACCTCAAACATTCACCAAGGTACGTGAAATAACCATAGACAGTACGAGCAAAGCGAGTCTCACTCGACCGAAGAGAGATGTGAGGAGCTATCCAATATTTGAAATTAAAGCGGTTATAGCCGTCCCTAAGGGACCCTAGAGCTAAGGTAATGACGGGGGTAGGTTCCGTACATACGAAGGGATATGGGGAGATGGTTTGCTACACCGCTACGCTTATATATATACAGGACGAGTAACTAATCCCCTCATGGTTAGCGGGGGGTACTCTAGCAAAGCGGTTATTCTTTTATTTATTGGTTGTGGTTATTGTTGTCAATAGCTTATGCTTAGTTAGTGCTACTTACTTGTTATCACTGGTATCAATGGCTGTCATGTCAACGTTAATGTTGACGCTCTTGCTGGTGACATCAAGCGTCTGTTTAGCCTTGCCGTGTACCCTGTCAAGCACACTATTCATCACCCGTTCTGCTACGCCTGCATATTGCGCCCCCTCCCTGGTACCACTCCTGCTCTCTACCGACACCGTATCCATCAACTCTATCAATAGCTGCTCTGCACGTTCGCTATTACGTTCTAGGATAGCCAATACACTTGGCCTCTTATTTATCGTGCTTGCCATGTTATCCAACGTCTTAGGTGCTATATCATCCTTTACATTGTATGCGTGTCGTATGGCCTCTCTTAGTGGCTTACCTGGATTAGCTGCTTGGTATGCTAAGTACGCCTGTTCCTTGCGTGTAAGTGGCCTCAAGGCTTGCGGTGTTGGGTTGTCTGTTACCGTCTGATCGTGTTGTGTTGTGTCTGTCATATGGCTATTATATCACCGCTATTACTATGTAATATTTACAATATGCACCTCTGTTAATTCTATATTATCACTATTATCTCTATCAACTCTATTGTTTATATCATTGTTATCAAGTATAGTAATTGGTAAGGTATAACGAATAGTTACACCCAGCACTTAAATAAGACTTGAACATAGTAGCCTAGACAAGGGTTAGCCTATAGCCCACTCATTACCTTGGTAGTGCAGTGGTACGGTGATACACGAGACAAATAGGATGGACAATTCAAGCAGTTAGCCCCTTAACAATTCAATCAACACAATGGATATTTTTGCGGTACGTTGTGGGTTGCGATATCAATTGCCAACTCATGACGCTAAACGTTTGTCTAGTATACGATAATCCTGTGCCAAGGCACATTATAGGATTATCGGGCTGTTATGTAGATATCGCCAACAGAGCTGTTAGTAATAGCAACCTAGTGGCAAGCATAACAGAGGGCGTTTAGAGGATAAATTTTTCGTCCATTGTGGTTATAAACGTGATAAAGAAAACGGAATAACATAGATTGATACATGAACCACTAGAGTACAGCGAACAGCAGTATAAACAGTAATATTTTAAATATTGCTCATTAGCTGTATTGGCGCTCTAGTGTTTGCTACCGTAGAAAATGAGGTAACTTATGAAAATCATCGTACAATATTTAGAACAATACGAATCTATTATTAGTAACTATGAATGTCTTGATAGTTTTGACGTTGA